TCGATTTCAGCAGTGATTTCTTGTGCTAGTGCAGCCATAATCTCTGCTTCAACATCCAAACCGTGCATTGCTTGTGCATCCTGTGCTGCCTCAAATGTCCAACGTGCTGACATTTTACGTGTTTTGGCTTCAACAGTTTGCTTCAAGATTTGAATGCTTAACTTCTTACCAACTTCACCTTCCATACTAGCTGTTGGGCTACCACCTGGGTTGCTAGCATCTGCGTTACCGCTGTATGCCTTAGCAATGTTGAATGGGCTTAGAGCTTCACTACCTGCTGTTACGCCTGCTGCTGTTTCAGCATAACGTACACGCAATGTATGAATTTGACCAACTGGACCTGTCATTGGCTGAACACCAACGATTTCGTTAGCAATAACAGTTGGCATTACACGTCGAATTACTGGAAGAATAACTTTGTTTAACACTGCCACGTTACCGCTTTGTGTAGCACCTGCACTTGCATTCTCCATCAAGTTTTTCTTTGTGTTTTCTAATACTGATTCCATGACAGCCTTACGGTTGCCATTTAGCCCTTCTAGTAGAACATCCTTAGTTGCAGTCCAGTTCTGGGCCTCGAAAAGTTTCTCAGACATTGTAGTCTCCTTTAACTTACTTTCCTATTCCGGCTAATTTTCTTAGTGATACAATTTCTGCCTCAGGAGCAGTGTTCTCACTAGAAGTTTTGTCGCCTGTTACCGCAGTCTTCTGCGATGTTGCGCTTTCAGAAATAACAGTCTTACCGGTTGACTTGACTGCTGTTTCGTTTAATACCGCTGGTAGATACTTGTTGTATGCTTCACGTAGATTATCTGTTTTAGTTGTTTTTAACAGGTCTTCCATGATGTCACGCTTCTCTTTGCCGAGAGGTGCTACCAACTCTTGCATGATGCCTTGACGCTTTACAGCATCTTCAGCAATGCGAATCTTAGCTTGAGCGCGAGCTAATTCAGCATCTTTACTTTCTACTAACTTAGTTGTTTCTGTTAGCTTGTTTTCTAGAGCCGCTAGCTTGTCTCCTAGCTTTTTAACTTGCGTGCCATCCGCAAAGCCACTGGCCATAAATTCAGCAGCAAATGCTTCCATGATCTTACGACCAAATGCATTTTCGCGACTGACTTGGATGTCTTCGCGTAGCTGTGTAATTTCTGTACGTAATGATTCAGCAAGTAACTTTTCTGCCTTTGCAGCAGATTCCTTGATGAACTTGGCTTTTGCTTCAGCGATAACTTTGCGACCTTCTGTTACTAGGTCAACACGAGCCTTAACTAGTTTGTCCTCATCTTCCTTAAGTTCACGTAATTCTGAACTTAATTTCTTAAGAGCAAACTCTTCAAGTTTCTCAAAGTTAGCTTTTTGTGCGCCACGGTCTTCTCTAAGTTCCTTAACTTCTTTTACTAACTGATTCATAACGAACTTGTTTAAAAGTTTTGCATGTTCACGCATTTGTTTTTTGTAAGCCACTTTGGCTTCCACAACTGAACGCTTGTCTTGTGCAAATTCTTCTAGTTCCTTACGGATAGCTTCAGAAATCATTTTATCAGCCGCTTCTACAATCAAACCTTTGTCATGCTCGTAACGCTGGCTAAACTCTTCGCGAAGATTTGCTTCTACTTCTTCGTGTAATTGTTTAACTTTTGTATCCCATGCTTCTTGTAGAGTTGTCTGAACTTCCTCAGATAAAACCCCAGTGCCGAATAGTTCTTTTAGTCCGCTCATCTATTTCCCCTTATTTTTTTAGGTTATTGATGAACCTGAGAACCTCTTCCTTGAGGTATTTTTGTGCTCTGTCATCATGTCTTACTGCACCAGCAACGTCCATTAAGACGCCGCGTCTGCGATCGTTCATTACACGTTCATAGATTGCTTTGGGATATGCGTTAGGAGCACTAGGTTGAGCCACGATGTCTACCGTGACAATCTCAAAATCAGTAACGCCACCAGATTCATTAACGTTACCTGAACCCCTACTGGAAACACCCAGTTTAACACCACTCTCTAAAAGAGTCTTAACGATGTTACCCATTGGTGTAGGTAGGATTTTTAGTTTACCAATACCATTGTTTTCATTCATATACATATTTGTAATCATATGACTAACACGGTCTAGGTTAACTTGTAGGTCATCAGGGTGATCAGCTTCGCCCAACACACTGTAACCAGTTTTAATTTTTTCAGCAATGGCATTACATGCCCTGGCAATTTCATTAACGGGGTAAACACGTTGGTTTTGGTTTTTAACCCCGCCTTGAATAAAAATGCCTTCCATGTAGAGATCCTTGCCACCACTGGCATTCTCAACTAAGTTGGTACGAATACCAGCTTGGTCGTAGGTTAAAGATTCTACTAATGGTAGTGCCATATTATTAGCTCTTTACCACTGGGCTATGCTTGTTGCTAGCACTGTCGCTGGTCTTAGGAACACTTACGCTCTTAGGAGCTGGTGCCTTGGCATTACCAACTTTGTTTACATTGCCCATGTCATCTGTTTTAGCACTTGGATTAGCCATACCTTTGTCAGCTTCACCTGTCCAATTAACAGCCTTAGCACCGTTGCCGCCTACTTTAGGACCACCGCTTACTGGGCTTTTTGTGTTTTGTCCGTTATCGCCATGTTTTGGGGCTGGAACTGATTTAAGGCTTGTAGCTTCACCAAATGCCATTAGACTTTCTTCAGCTGGCATTTCATCTGCTGGGGCTTCACCAGCTGGCATTTCATCTGCTGGGGCTTCACCGCTTAGTTCAGCAAACAATGCTTTTAGATCTTCTAGCGCCTGTGTAGCGACATCAATCTTTTCGCCTGCTTGGGCTGCGGCGTCACCGGCTGGTGCTTCGTCGCCTGCTGGCATTTCTTCGTCGCCCATGGCTAAATCAGCTGTGGCTTCATCTTCGATTGGCTCATCGGCTGCCATGTCATCTTCAGCTTCACCGAAAAGGCTTTCGTCTTCTAGTTCTTCTTCGTCAGCAATGATTTCATCATTGAAG